ATAAACTTGCAATCAGCAAGGAAACAAGGAATTTACCGGTAAAAATGATAGAAAAACTGCAAAGTCCTGAAGGGACAGTTCCCAATAGTGATCCGTTTCTCTCCATTGATGAGTTAAAAAAGAATAGAAAAGTGGAAATTTGACAAACCTATTGCTAGTCTTTATTATTAACTAACGGAAAAACCGAATATGGATGATCTTAATTTAGACGAAGTAGTACAAACCTCACCGGAGGAAGTAACCGAAGAACAAAAAACCTTCCTTGAAGAACACAAAGAGCAATTAACTCCCGAACAGGCAGAAAAGTTTGGTATTGAAATTGAAAAAGAGATTAAAGTGGAAGATGTTGAACCGGAAACCAGAACCCCCGAACAAAAAAAGAAGGAAGAAAAACTACCTGATATAGAAGAAGATGAGGTTGATCCCGAAGATCAAAAAACTATTGGCAAGGTGGTTGATGCGAAAATGAAACCGGTATCAGAAGCCCTGAAACAACTCCAAAGAGTTAAGGATGAACAGGAGGTTGATTCATTTTTAAGGGCAAAACCGGAATTTGGCAAATATCGTGATGTAATGATTAAATACGTGGGACACCCGGCTTATGCAAACATCCCGGTTCATAATATAGCGGCAATTGTAGCCTCAAAAGACCTTCAGAAATTGGGTGCAGTCAAGGAAAGAGAAGCACAAAAAAAAGTAAATGAAACCAAAGAAACAGGTAATCAGGTAAGAAAGCAAACGGGCGGTGCGGTTGACTGGAAGTCCGTAAGCAGAACAGAATTTGAAGAACAAAAAGCTAAAGTTTTGGGACAAATGTAGTATAATCAATTATGGCAAAAATCAAAGTTCAGAATATAGGGGGGGAAATTAAAGAACCAACCCAACCGGTTCAGGAAGTTAAAGTTGAATCGGGAGTTTTGGATGTTTTGAAGAAAGAGGCGGTCAAACTGGGTATGCCCGAATTGGATGTAGATAAGTTTGAAAGTGAAGAACTTTTAAGAGCTTCAATAAACGCAATCAAGGCAAATAAAACGGCAGTAGAAACACCTGTTGAATTTAAGGAATCTCCAAAGGAAGAAAAAGTGATTGAGAAAGATTGGCAAAATAAAGCCGACAGTATGAAGAAGTTTTTTGATACACAGGAAAAAATTACTGTTATGATCCCCCTTGAACCCGGAGAAAAACCCGGAGTTGTTGAAACCAGAACCGTAAATGGTCGTGAAGAAACAATTGTTGTTTCGGGTGCGGTTTGGAGTAAAACCTTTAACGGTTACAGGGTTATTGTCCCCAAAGGGACTTATACTCCCGTTGCCAAAGCGATAGCGGAAAATTTGGCTACCGAACTTAATCAAACCCTAATGGCGGGAGAACAATGGAAAATTGACAGAATTGATCCGAACACCGGAAGAAGTGTCAGGGAACAATTAAGTTAAGAGGGTATTGACAAAAGTGCTATAAGATTAGATAATTATTTTAGTATTGTAACGGAAAAACCGAGCAATTGACCGAAAGGCAATTGCTTTTTTTTATTAAAATGGCAGATACAACCAGAACACAAATCCCAATAGAAGTTAATAATTTTTACGACAGAGCTTTACTTGAAAGAGCTTTGCCTTACCTCGTTCATAACCGCTTCGCACAAGTTAGAGATATTCCTAAAAACGGAGGCACGAATGTAATTAAATTCCGAAGATATGGTTCTCTTACCGCCAACACGACAGCATTGTCAGAAGGTATTACTCCTTCCGGAACTCAACTTTCGGTAACGGATGTAACCGCAACAGCCCTTCAATATGGTGATTATGTAACTTTGACCGATAAAGTCTTGATGGAAACTTATGATCCGATCCTTACTGAAACAGCCGACATCTTGGGAGAACAGGCGGGAGATTCGCTGGATCAACTTTGTAGGGCGGTTTTGGTAGCAGGAGCATCTTTGCAATATGCCTCAACCGCAACCACAGTTGCAACAGTCGGTGCGGCTATGAAACTTGACCGGGCTGAAGTAAAAGAAGCCGTCAGAACTCTTAAAGGCAACAATGCAAAACCGGTTACTTCTATGGTTAATCCTTCAACCGGTTATAATACGACACCTCTTAATGCCGCATTTATCGGAATAGTTCATCCATCAACAACTTATGATTTGGATGACGCAACAGGTTGGATTCCGGTAGAGAAGTATCCAAACAAAGGTGATGTGATGCAAGATGAAATTGGATCTCTTGCAGGAGTAAGATTCCTTGAATCAACAAATGCTTATACAGTAGCAGGAACATTAGTAACGACAGTTTATGGGACTTTGATTTTCGGACAAAATGCTTATGCACAAACAAGAATTTCCGGAGAATCATTGAGAAACATTGTTAAACCGCTTGGTTCAGCTGGAACAGCCGATCCTTTGGATCAAAGAACAACCTCCGGTTGGAAAGCAACTTATGTTGCCGCAGTATTAAATGCCAATTTCATAGTCTGTATATATCACGCAGTATCAGCTTAATAATATGGCTATTAAATCAACACAATCAAAAGTACCGGCAAGTGTAACCAATATCGCAATTGGAAGGTATCTTGATACAGGAACAGCCGCTGCTTTCAAGATAACTTGCGGATTTAAACCAAGATATGTCAAGGTTCAGAACCTTGCCGCAAGTGCAGTAACTTTTGAATGGTTTGAGGGAATGACAGCCGCATACGCATTAAAGATTGCCGCCGCAGGAGATAAAACAATCGTAACAACTAATGGAATCACAGTTGCAGCAGACGGATTTACTCTCGGACTTGATACCTCCATCAACATAACAAACGAACAACTCTCTTGGATGGCAATTGGATAACTCCTAACTTATAAGGTTAGGTCAGGTAAGGAAAAGATTATGGATAAAAACAAAAAAGAAGAAAAAATCAAAAAAGAACCGGAATTTGTCGTATGTCCGGAATGTAAAGGTGAAGATGAGAATTGTTCAATGTGCGGTGGAAGCGGAAAGGTTGTAAAATAATATGAAAACAAGTGATGTAAATTCAGAAACAACTCACGGAAACTTTGGACTTGAAAAGGTCTTAAAGGGTATGATCTCCGAATTAAAAGGAAAATATCCGGGAAATGTTTATATTGTCTGTCAATCAGATCGGGCTATTTATCCCAAACTGTATTCAGATTTTTATGAGAGATATTCGGATAATTCGGTTTCTGTTCATAACCATATTCAGAATGCGGTAGATGCTACACAAGCATATCGTGGTGATATAGTTTTGGTAATGCCTGATAAATGGCAAGAACAAACGTATATCGCCGATAAACCGGGTATTAAAATACAGGCAGTAGTTCCGGGATGGCAAACACAAATGCGACCGGGTGATGCGGTAGGTCAAGGACATCCCGCTTATCCCTGGACACCGGCGGGAACACCAACAGGAGCATTAACCGGTGGAGCGGCTTTTTATGTTCTTTCCCAATCTGTTGAAATTTCAGGATTTAATTTTGATGGCGGTGGTGGAAATTCAGGAATCTATGTAGGAGATGCTGATGTAGTTGCAGGATTGGTAGCACTTGGTTGGGGTAACGAAAATGCCGCTTCTTGCTGGATTCACGATAATCTTTTCTCCGGACAGGGAGAAGGACACTATGGAGTTGATCTTGAAGGAGTTGGAGCAAACTGTGTAGTTGAAAATAATATCTTTGAGAAGTGGATAAAAGATGCAGTTAGGGTAGGTTCTTACTCCTCAAGAAGTAATCAGGGTGTAACAGTTAGAAACAACGATTTCTTGGCTGGTAATTCAGGATATGGAGTTACAGTTATCAATATCGCAGGTGGAAATGTTAATACTACGATTGAGAATAACAACTTTAGAGATGGTAAATCTCTTGCTTTTACTGCGGCGGTCAATTCTTTGACTACTGATGGTGTAACGGCAATTTTGGGGAATCGTTTTGGAACTGTTCTTTCAATAATCGGTCAAGCAACGGATCGGGTAAGCGGTAATCATTTTGTAACTAACGGTAACGCAACTCCAGCCTCAAATAGCTATGTCGCTATGATTGCCGGAGGAGTTGTAACTTAAATCTTCTTGACCTTCATTTCTCAAAAAGTGTTATAATTATTTAGTATGAATTATGATGCACAACTGGATTTAGACGGACAAGGCAGACCGATCTACGGAGATTCCCCATTTAAAGTAAGTAAATCCCATACTTTTGTCGGTAGTGGTGCTACTGTTGTAGTTCCTATTTTCAAAATAACCGGTGATGTAATGATTACGAGGCTTTGGGGAGTTGTTACTACAACATTCGGAGCAAATCATACCGCCGCCCATTTCAGATTAAATGACCAAACCGCAACTGATGTTGTCATAACTGCCGCCGCCGGAACTAATCTTAATGCCATTTCTAAAGGAGCTATGATTATAAAGAACGGTTTAGTTAACGCCGCAGTAACTTATAAAACAGCAGATGCCGCCTCAATGCTTGAACCGGCAGTAGTCCAGCAACAGATTTTTTCTCCTTTTTGCGTTGTTCAAAAAACCGGTGGAATAAGAACCGATATTGAGTATGTTTATACAACTTCAGATACCCCCACTACCGGTGCTATGACCTTTTATGCCTCTTATTACCCAC